GGAACCATAGATAATTTCCCACCCCCGCTACGCTCAGATGCGTTTCGAAAATGTTTTCCTAAGTTTACCCCTCCCGTGGGGCTTAGGATAGCAGAGAAACCACTGGGTTAGAAAGATATGACCCCCTATGGTCATCGAACGGACTGAAACTATCAGAGACTTCCCCCTCCTTTAGGGGAAAGAAACCTGAGGAGTGCAATATTCCTATTGCAATCCCTTCAGCCAATCCGAGCAGCCTATTGGATCCCAAGAACCTCCAAATTAAGGAGACTAGGATAAAGTAACCAATAGCCTTCAGACCTAATCAGTCTCAGGACGAATCCTTAACCGCCGTCTGCTCGCCCATTGTTACGACTCTATTAAAGTCATTACCCTCCTAGCCTCCCTAAGAGGAGATAAGTGACCACCAATGTCACTTAAACTCACGGGGTTCACCCTCAGTTGTTACTGGGTGCCCTAAGGTGCGCTACGGAGTGGGGTAACTCACACATCCTTAAGGTCTTACCCCAGGCGACACAAAGCGTCTTGGGTAGGCCACCATCTCTTCGTATAAAGATTACTCCCTATACGAAACCAGCTGGGATACCAGATTGTCGGAACAAGCTTGAGTAACGGTACCACTTCTTAAGAATACCCATTTGATCCTTAGGGATATTATCCCTAGGTGTCTTATGAATATTCCGAGGAAGCGGTAACGCCCCGAGCTCAACCTCGATTTCTCTAAATTGAGCCCAGAGTTCCTCCATGACACCCCAGTCAAGAGATGTCAGGATGATTTCTTCAAGTTTGGTTCGAAGGTCCCGTGCAGCAATATATGCATCAAGAAATCGTTCTCTATACACTGTCTCATTCAGAGAATCGATGATGAACAACGGGGTTGTTCTCTCGATCCCGGGGTGGGAATCCTGACGCCCCCCTTCCACAGGGGACGGCAGTACCTCTACCCAGGCAGCTTTATTAGAACGAGCTTGAGACATATAATGCTCCCGGTCTCGCTTCACGGTACCTAGACGGTATGCCTCCTTTAACATTGGAGCCATATCGTCTAGTTTTGACAGAATGAGAGAAATCTCACCCTGAAAGAACCGTAAAACAAGACTTTCGACCCGGTCTATAAATTGATAACGAGAGGACACCGATTTCATCGGTAACCAAAACGCTAACCCTCTATAGGCAGGGCCTGCGGGACCATAGTAAGCAAGAATGTAGTTACGGAGTCGTTTAGGTAATAATACTAAACGCTGGGATGCTGCTGCTTTTGCCTTATACCCATAACCCAGGACCGACATCGTCTGTCCTAAGGTTAAGGAGTACTTCCGAATAAGTTCGAGGAGACCGGCGAAGGATTGCCGACCTACAACAAACTCACGGAAGGAAATCGGAGAAACGTCCATTCCTTTATAAAATGTGCGTTTCGCGAATTCTAAAGCAGAGCCTGAATTGGACACCATAGATTTATGGTCCCCAATTCCAACACCCATACGCCGCATTAAGTTTGCGTATTCCTTGGCTACAGACTTGCTGGCTATGACTACGTCATCTCCCAAGATAGCGTAGCCTTTAAACCAACCTGTCCCTAACCTCACCTTACCTGCAAGAAATGCAGACCACTGAACGAAAGCATGGTGGATGAACGCAAGCATAGCCCACGAACTCAGAGCACCCATTGGCTGGCCGGTTCCATATGTGAGATAGCCTACATCAGAAAGCTTGAAGGAATATTTCTTTCCCTCAAAGCTAGCTGAGTAGGTTTTCCCACAATGGTACTTCCGACCAATCAATAGGGACCCCCATAATTCAGCCCCCCAACTTGTTAAGAAGGGAGACAGAAGAACTTTCTGTAGGACAATAGGAATCCGATCAGTTGCCGCTGATAAATCGAATGAGAACAAGGAAATCTTGGACTGAGTTTGTCGCTCAATCCGGTCCTTCCAAGCTATCAGACGATAGATCGGCTTCAACTGGTCGAATGTACCATCCTGCTGAATTAATGAGAGCAACTGAAACAAGGTGCTATGTAAACCTTGAAACAGCCACTGAGTGAATGGATCCACCATTGCGAATACTCGAAGCTTACCTGCGGGTTCCTCTTTGAATCCCAAGCGACCGAGATGGCCCGTAGCCTCGAAGGGACACCCAGGAGAGCCAGGTGCTAAGGGCAGGGAATCCTTCCATACCCAAAGCGTCTGGCCCCACTGCTCGATACGGTTAATAACCCAATTTGATTGAGTCATATTACACCAATCCCTTAATAAAGGAAATAAAGGTGATATGAACCAACCATGGGCACTAGCCAAAAGAGTAGCGGGCGATGTCGACTGGGCTCCTCCGGGGACGTTTCCACCGCGAATCGCAGGGGAACTTTTGGAAATCATAAAAGGTTTCGCTTTGAGTTTCTTCATGAAGTTTAATGGAGACCAATCCCCAAGTCTTACCCTACTCATAATAGATTTTCGGAATCTAGAAAGAGAGAGCAGGAAATGGGTCTGGAGGAATTGACTAAATTCCCACAGCAATTGGGGCTCCATCGAGCTTCCGTCGGTGATGGTTGATAGCTTCGGGGATAACTTACAGTCTAAAACCCTATATAGGGCGAAGATAGAAAGCCAAAACCGAATGCACCAAACATCACCTGCACGAATCCTCTGGCGATGAATAGCCGGGATTATTGAAGGACATCCAGAATGAGTTCGACCGACACGTACGCCGAATGGCGTAAGGTCGTGTAGTCTCTGGCCACCAATATACTGTTGAAGAAGGGAGTAGCAAGCCTTTAAATAAATAATTAAAAACTTGTTTCCTCCAAAACGTCTTAAACGGTATAGGGTAGCCAGTGTGGTAAGGAGAACTTTGACAACTGATAGGTTAACTCTCTGCCCCAGAAGCGAC